GTGTTGATGATTTGTAGTCAACAATGGATAGCTCACCCTCATAGTCAGCAATCATGTCACAACGACCTGCAATGCCTAAGTCATGGGAATAAAGCACAACCTCTTGACCGTAGACTGTATTTACTTTGTTGAGCGCGACCTTCAAGCTGTTGAAAAGCTTGACATGCTCAGGCGGGAACTCATTAGTCTTTGGGTCCTCATGCCGCATGTAACGCTCAAGCATAAGGTGCATATTTGTGCCACGGTCTGTAGCACGCTTGGAGACTCGAGCCGCTTCAGCTTCACCGACGCGGTTCTTCCATGCGGTCAACCATCCTTTTTGCTCTTCGGGGACGGTGTGGCCAAGCACGGTAGTGATTGACGGGTATGCCAGCTCAGGGCTTAGCTCGTAGAAGCGACGACCAAGCACAGTGATCGTCTGCTTATCTACATATGGGAAGCGGTTAAGCTCTAATGCGGCACGTGATGCCAAGATTACTCCTTAGACCCGTCTGCTGCATTTAGCAGGTCATTGACTTGTTCTGGGTTAAGTTCGATGCGAGATGCAGCACCTACTTGCTTCAGCACAGCTGAACGACCACGTGGTGATACAATGTACTTCTTGTCATTGGTATCACGGACACTTACCGTTTCACGGTTTGCGAGAGCTTTGAGCAAGCGCTCAAGGTTCTCTTCAATGAACTCAGCATCACCGACCTTGACACCGTCATCGGTTGCTTCGATAGTCAGCTTATCAACCTCATCGGCTTCGGTAATTGTATCATTGACTTTAGCCTTTACAGCATTTTCATCAACACGACGGCCGATTACCTTGAGCGCAACACGAATAGCAAATTTTTCTTCACCTTTGGCTCGAGCTAACTTTGATGCAAGGTCACCGTCACTGATCTTCTTCAGTTCAGGCATCAATGCCTTGACACGGTTGTAAACAGCATCGGTGAGTTCAGCAACAGTACCTACCGCCTTTGCTGCATCAATAATCTCGGGATCACGAGTTGCTTCAACAAGGTCATCAACACGACGGCCGATTACCTTAAGCGCAACACGGATAGCAAACTTTTCTTCACCTTTGGCTCGAGCTAACTTTGATGCAAGATCACCGTCACTCATTCTCTTCAGTTCGGGCATCAATGCTTCGACACGTTTGTAAACGGCATCAGTGAGCTCAGCAACAGTACCTACCGCCTTTGCTGCATCAATAATCTCGGGATCACGAGTTGCTTCAGCAAGTGCTTCACCCTTGTAGCCATCCTTCTTCAGCTCAGCCTTTACATCGTCGAGCGATGAGTCAGGCCATGTCTTAACCTTCTTAAATGGCTGAGAAGCTTCTGTCATTGTGTAGTTGTAGTGGCCGTTTTGCCAAATGATGAAGCTGCCGTTACCCTTCTTAACACGACAGATGAAGTTAGCACCTTCAGTAACGGTGTCTTTGGTCTTCAGCGATGCAAGAATGTCCTTCAGGCTTTCAGCAACAGGTTCACGGTTCAGCTCCTGTTCTACAGCATCAAGGCGAGACTTGATAGCGGAAGGTAAAGATGTTACACCTTGTTTGATGCGACGCAGCAGAGTCTTAGCAGCAATGGTGTTCAGCACGGCTGCAGCAAGCTTCTTGCCTTGTGATTGGTCAGCCATGTTGAACATACGGGTAACCAATTCAACGGCATCATCACCGGTCATTGCCTCGGCAACAGGTTGGGACGCTGTGTTCATGGTCTCAACGGCTTGTGCAAGGCTATTAAGTTTGGTGCGCAATGTAGTGCCGACCTTCGAGTTGAGGAAGGTCAGCGAGCGCTTCTTCAGGTTTTGATACTTGCTGTCATTGAAGAGGGCTTCAGCATCAAGACCTTTGCGTGACTTATCAAGGGCTTTTAGCGCGCTTTCAAATGCGGACCAAAATACATCGGCATTGCCTTCTGTCAGCAAGGACTCTTCAATTTGATCAGGTTCTTTAGCATTTTGATCAATGGTACGCTTCACAAATACACGCAATGCTTGCTTCATCGATGAATTGCGTTGCAGCTGCATTGCAAGCTCACGAATGTTGTGGATGATTGTTGCGCGATATGGACTACGATCAAGCACGACTTCAGGGATGCCAAGCTCAAGGACTGCTTGCAGGATCAGCTGTTGATTAGGTGAAGTCAAGCGCGATGCAATCCCACCTGGGACGCCTTCGGTCATTACATTGTTGGTCACGAAACGTTCTCCGTAGCTCATGTTTTCTACACGTGGCTTGAGCTTTTGCTCGAGCTCTTTATTGGCTTGTGCATTGTCATACACATCCGGGTTGAGCACTTCACTACCGTCATCGGTCAGCTCATCATCCGGGTTGTCATCATCTTCATCATTGTCAGGCCATTCGACGTCAATAATCTCAACCTCTTTTGATGCAAGGTTGATTGCCTCTTCGATGTCATCGACCTTGCCCAATGCTTGGGACATGATCTTTTCAAACTTCTCGGCATCCTTCTCGGCAACATATACCTTCACAATCTTGCCGTCATCGGTCTCAAGACCAAATGACACGGTATCGACCTCATCGAGTGATGCTGCACGGTTGAGTCGGTCCATTACATCCGCTTCAAGGTTGGCGTCCTCGTTGAGCTGGAAGCCGAATTCAGGTGCGAGCTCTGTCACGGTTTTGAACAGCTCTTTCATTACGCTTTCTCCTTAGATGATTTGAAATGGGCCGGAGCCTTAAATTTGATAGCCTTAAAGCGACGAATACGTTTTTTGATTCGCTTATTTTGCTTCTCTGCATCCTTTTTGCTGCCTACCTGATGGTTAGACAGTTTAATGAACTTCATAGTGTTTGACAATGCAGCTTCTTGTTCAGAAGGGCCGTTGTCAATGATAGCATTTGAGGTTGAGCCGATGCTTGCTGCACTGGTGCCTGCAATAGCAGCACTGTTACCTGCAATAGCAGCACCTTCACCATCTTCGCGCAACCGGCTAAAGCTTACAATCTTCATAGCTGCAGCCGCAATGTCATTGACCATTGTTGAACCGGCCAGCTCACGCATACGGCTGAGCAATGATGATTTGGGGTCAGATTGCATCAGATATAAGAATGAATCACCTACAGCACGACGACGAGCACCGGAGCTGAGCGAGTCCCACTTGAACAGGCTCTTCAATATTCGATCAAACAGCGAGCTGTTAAGCTCAAAGCGATGACGCAACAGCACCATGCTGCCACAAACCTCTTGCCAGTTGATTTGATCAGGAGGTGTGAGCAGCACCTTCATTGTCTTTTCAATGCGTGCTTGTAGAATGCGTCCTGCGTCAACATTAAGCATATCAGCATGGCCGTGTTGCAGGTTCTTCTTAACAAGTGGGTCATTAGGGAAGAACAGCGCACGACCCCAAAAATTGACATCGCTCATGTTAGGGCCAAATTTGGTAAGCTTTGCGTGAGTTGGGTCATTGACCAGCAGCAAGCCTTTGAGGTCTTGTAAGCGCAACATAACCAGCGCCGCTAGGTAGTTTGCGAAGAACGCATTTTTTACACCATATGAGTCCATGCCTTGCAAGCGATGGACCAGAACTGACTGGTTTAATTCAAATAAGATGTTCATTCAGTAACCTCTGCATGCATCTCATCAATGGCCGAGCTAAAGAACACATTTAATAGCTCCTCCATTGTGGAGGCCTCTCGTACGGAGGTAAGCAGCTTGTTGACGGTCTTATGAGCTTCAGCAAAAGTCATTAATGTTCTACGTTTGATCTCAGGTGTATATTTAACCTTCTTGCCGTCGGCAAGCTTGAGGCTCATTTTGTCTGCATTCTTCTTAAAGTCCTCAAGTTCCTCATCAAGATCCACTAAAGCGTTGGTCAAGATAGCACGCATCTTACGCTTGATGGCTTCAAACTTCAGGCTATGAAGTGATTCTGCAATCGACTGAAGGGTCTCCTTCTTGGAGCTGCCTTTGAATTTTTCAAGCACCTTCTTAGCTTGGGATGGAACCTCGGTACCTGGGATACCGAACATCCGAACACAACGGATCTTTGCATCCCCAACAATGCCGCCCCGTGACTCAATGTCGGCTTCATCATTGGCTGTTGAGATACGACCAGTTAAACGGTTACGAACCTCATAGTTGAATTTGTTGACAGCGGTAAACTCTTCTTTGTCAACAACTTTGAATTGCTCTTTTGTCTTCGGGTCTGTTAAGATAATGCCTTCAATACCCGAGTATCCATTTTGTGCATCCGGATTCTGGCCGCGTAAGGACGGCTGAAGACTATTGACCACCTTAAGTATTTTCTTCTTGATCGGCATCATGTACTTATCATGCACGATCTGAGTTAAGCGGTCCTTCTCATCCTTCAGTTTTGGACTGCGGTGCTTTAGTACTTCGAAGTTTGTCAGGTCGAAACCTTGATTATATGCAGCCTTGTTGATCTTTTTCAAGAAAGCTTCAAGCTCCTTGACATCATCCATCACATCAGCATGTGCAAGCTTCTCCGGTTGCACCGGATCTGACTTACTAAAGCCCCAATCGGTGATTTTTGGTGCACGTATAATGTTTGAACCATCGGTAGTATCACTAATCTTAGTTTGAACTGTAATCCGCTGATTCTTAAGCCTGTCATACAGCTTTGCTGGCAGGTTATCGTCAAGCTCCTTGGATGGATCATCACCAGGGATGGCTTCAAGGAATGCAATGTAGCTGAGGTTGTTTTTACCGTAGATGACTGTATTAGGTTGTGCACCAAACAGGATCTCACAGTTAACAGCTGTACCGGCTTGCACGATCTTTTTGATTGTGTCTTGCACCTTTTCAAGCACCGCATGCGCAGTTTTGAAGCCGTCATAGGCTGAATGTGCTGGGTAGTCGGATACCTTGTAGAACCGCTTACCACCCTTTTGTTCTCGTGAGGTGTACAGCTTACCTTCACGGTCGATACCCATAAGTAGGTTTGCACCGTCTAGCTTTTGAACAGCCTTTAACTGGTCAAGGCCTTTGATGAGCCGCAGGAAGGTCTCTACTGGAAGGTCCTCAATATGGGTGATCCCATATCCGGCTTCATTAAGCTGGAGGAATGATTTGAATGTTCGCATCCGCACTTGTCTCAACTAATAGCATTTAATGCTTCTATTTATTGAAACAATGTGCGGATGCCTTGGAAGCCGCTTAAGCGGCCGGTGCTGCTTGGGAAGCTTCGATGACTTTCAGGCGAGCTGCGATCTCAGTAGCAAGAGCACGCTGAGCTGCATCACACTTGTTTGCTTCGATTTGGGCTTCAACCTTCTCATTACCCCAACGCTGATACAGCGTTACCAGCTCTTGAACATCCGGCGGCAGGGATGCAATCGGGTAGGATTGGTCACCAATGACCAGGTTCGGTTGCTCTTGAGCCGGAGCAGCGGCGGGCTTTTTCTTAGTTGCCATATGTCTATCCTATAGGATGGTTGAGGTTAGTATTTACATCAGACCTGGAAGATGTCATTGAGGCTAGTCATTGACGGAGTCTTTGCTGGGCCTGATGGCTGGGTTGCAGAGTTGTCAACACCTTCTTTGCGTTGCTCTGGCTTACGGAAGCCAGAGATACGGCTTGCCAAAGTAGGTGCTGAGTCGGAGTCCTCTTCAAGGTCCGTGATGCGAAGGTTGTAGGAATTGAACTTGACGGTGAAGTATGAGCCAACACCAGATGATGAGCGAGTCTTCAGCATTTTGAACATCATTTCACCACGAGCTTTCATCTGAGGGGTTTGAATGATAGCTACGAGGTTGTCAGTGGTATTGATCTTGGAGATACCACCAGCGATGTGTGCTTGGTTCAAATCTTCCAACGATTCGATCTGCTGAGCGCCACGGTTCAGCTGAGATGCGGTGATCATCATTAGGTTGAACTCGTTTGCGATGGCGCGCAGCTCTTCGGTCACGAACTTGTCCTTGATGAACATGTTTTCAGCTGAGACCTTCTCATTAGAGGCCATGATGTCAAGGTAGTCCACTACAATGAAGTCAGGGGTACGCTCGTACTTAGTCTCATACTCTTTAATGAAGGAGCGAACATGGTTTGCATTGGTTGCAGACTCGGGCATACGCTTGATCACAAATTGACCAGGTTTATGTGCCGTTTTCCGAACCTCGTGCGAAACTTTGGTGATGTTCTTCAGAATCTCGCCTTGAGCAATGCCGGTTACCATGGAGTCGAAACGCTTCGACACCATCTCTTCGGACAGCTCAAGGGTAATGTAGATGCCGTAGTAGCCTTGGTCAACCAAGTTGCGAGCTACATTGGACATCGTGATGGACTTACCGACACCAGACGGTGCGGCAAAGATGATCATTTCCTTACGGTTGATACCGCCACCTAAGGCCTCATCAAGCTTCTTGATCTTTGTTGGGACGGAGGCTTGTGCTTGGGCCAGCAAGTTCAAGCGAGCCTCAGGATCAGCAAAGTAGTCGGTACCGATGTCGCGCTGAAAGCCTACGGCAACGGCATCACGAATGAGCTTAACGATCTCATTCCGACGATCCTCTTGGATCAGGGACACGGCTGAGAAGATTGCGGCTTCAGCTGCTTTATACTGACAATAGCCCTCAAGCTCATTCTCAGCATATGACAGCTCTTGCTTGCTCAAATTCTTCTGTTCAACCCTGACACCTGTCTCAACAAAGACTTGCTCGGCTGTTGGCAGTGCACGATACTTGGCATGGTGGCCTTTGATGAACTCAACGGCTTTCTTTAGCTCAAGGTCAAAGAACGACGGTTGTAGCACCGGGTTAGCCTTGAGGTAAAGATCATTGCTGCTCATCAAGTATGTGAGCATTAGTTTTTGTTTGTCTTGATTCATTTAGCTTAGCATTTCATTTTGCTTTGTATTGCTTCTTCTCACATTTCATCTCGAGAAGAAGTTTACCGGCAAATCCGGTAACCGCGGTGCTGGTGATATGGTTCAAAAGCCACAGCCTACCAAACCGCTTTCGTGCTTGATTTGAGTCATCGATGTTGTCAGGCATAACAGTCACAAACCACCCTTCAGCTAGGACCTTAAGCCCTAGCTTTAAGCCGTTGTTGTTCTTGTCAATGACAAAGATCAGCTTTCGATATTTAGCGGCCTTGCGCAGCTCACCCAGCTGCCACTCGCTTAAAGTGCTCCCTGTCATTGAGATTGCCCTAGGGCCAATGCTGATGGCATCAATAGGACCTTCAGTCACAAACAACGGCTCTTGGGTGCGCTCATAAATCTCATCGTAGTTAAAGATGATCTTATCCTTCTCTACGAATGGGTTCATGTATCTAGGCTGCAAAGACTTGTCCATGGCCCGTGCTTGCCAGTAGATTAGTCGGTCTTTGTGCATAAATGGGATGATGATTCGACACTCGAGCCGTTTGTCATCACTGACAAAAAATGGCCAATCATCAGGTTCTAACCCACGCTCAATGCGTAAGTACTCACGGGCTACCTCGCACCAGGGAGATGCATTAGAGTTAATGTCAATCAGGTTCCCTGGCGGGGGTTCAATCTCTTTGGGAGGAGCCCAAACAGGCTTGTTTGGTTGATTGGGTGCTTTCTCACCGCGCTTGGCAAAGAATACACGAGCCGCAATGTGTTCAACCTCATCTAATGGGATACCGAAGGAAGTTAGCAGCTCTTTGAAGCGACGAGGAACTCGATCATGCTCATTCGGGTCATAGATGATGGAGGTGCCGCAGTTGAAGCAAGCGTAGTGGATAAACCCGGTTCCTTCAAACTTAAAACCGCCGCGCTCCTTGTAGTCATTGCATACCGCGCAGACAGTAGGCTCATAACCTTTAGCGGAGCGTCTCCCTAAGGAAACATAGCGGCGGATTAGGTTCTCAAACTCTTGTGCGGGATCAATGTTGGTAGCGTTCATCTACTGATGCAGTCTTAATTAACTTAGCATCAGATGATTCTACCACATTTTTGAGTTTGGGGATATTTTTGAGCTCTTTGGCCTTTTGCTTCACACCGACAGTGTAATGCCAGGTAGAAGGGTTGACGTTTTCAGCCCCGGCAGGCCCTTGGTTATATGCTGTGATTGCTTTGTCAGGGTTTTTGTTGGCACCCATCATCAGCACATACTTACTAGTGACCCGAATATTGAAGCGGTCATCAAGGATCAGACGAGCTTGCAGCTCCTCATCAGTCTTGGTGTCCAAATACTTCCACATGTCAGGGAATGTTTTCATCACGGCCTTAGCTGCAACGAGTTTGATCTGCCCGATGCCGAAGTAACGGTCACCCACTTTATTTGTGAGGCCGGCTACACGCCAGTCGGTCATGTTCCCAGCCTTGGATTCTTGCATGATGATTCCTTGCACATACTGAGGGTACTTATGACCGTCCTGAACGGCCACATCATGTGCAAAGTTCAACAGCTCCAGTTGACGTTGGGAGAGGTTATTTGGTAGCACCATGGTATAAGGCTTATTGCCTTCTTTTCCATCATTGGTAGCTACGTAAATTACGGCAGTGCCGTTATCTTGAAGATGCGGCCGGGCTAATGTATATGTAACCGCGCCAAGCCCTAGTGTTATTGCTAACAGCGAAATGCTGAGCAGCTTCATCGGATGACTCCTCTTAAGTTACTGTAGTTTGGGATTGTCAAAAGCAATCTTTACCTACTCTGGCTCTTGATGAGATCAACGTACGACTACGCTCTTAGTAGTGTCGCAAGAAGATCACATGGTGTGATGGTCAATAGGCTATCCTTTCTAAAGTTGTATGATGATTATATCATACTTGCTGCATAGTGTACACAGCAGGAAAAAATAGGCCACCAAAATGGTGGCCTATTTTATGTATGGCTAAAACGGAATATTTGAAGGCTTACAGCGAGCCTTCACCGCCCATGGTGCCAGAGGACGGGTCGGTAAAGCCAGCACCAACAATGGTGTTACCTTGTGCCGAAACGGTTGCCAGGCCGCCACCCAGCGCGGTGTTGACCGAACCCGGAGCAGCTTTGACCTTTACCAGCTGGTGGAAGTAGTCAAGTGCATTCTTGCCGTTGGATAGGGTAACTTGAGACATGAGGTCCCACAACGGGTACTTGTCAGCGTGTTGGCTGGTTACAATCGACTTGATGCGACCTTTGTCAAAGTTGTCAAGTGAGGCAATATCTACATAGTAGAGCGTGCCGTTTGCTTCTTCTTTGACAACCGCCACTTCACGCAGCTGGCCGTTATCGGCAGTGTCAACCAGGAAGACGTGGTTGAAACGAGTTGCATGTTTTACAACTGCCGGTTGCTTAGGTGCTGCTTGTGCAGCGGTTTGTTCGTTCTTTGCCATGTTGTATGCTCCAAAAGGTTAGTCTGGTATCAGTATGAATCTGATATGAGCTAATTATTGCTCGGTTTTATTTATATGTACGAAAAACCACCCCGGAGGGTGGTTTTATGCTGTGCATAGGTAAATACTTGCTTTTCTCAAAAATCCAGCAATGCTGTCTTTGTAGTAAGCGGCACCTTTGCTATTGGAGCTGTCTCATTGAGTACTGACGGTGTGCCAGCCTTTGCTTTTTCACCTTTCAAGAACTTTTGGTTGTTGGTAAACAACGCGATGAACTTGCTGGCTTCCTCTCCTACGCGCTTTAGGTCAAACTGTCCTAAGAACTTGAGGAAGTGGAAATGTGAGTATGTGCTGACTGACTTGGTCTGAGCAGCTACCGCTTCAAGCAGAGAAACACGTAGCTCATCTGGTTGCTTTGTCAGGTCCATCAGCACCTCATTGTGCTTGAGGAGGTCACCGACACGGTGAGTAACATCAAGCTCGTCAGTCCAAGTCTCGTTCAAGAAGTTCATCATCTTGTACGGGTCCTCATAGGCTTCCTTGATCTTAGTCTCACGAACACGTGGAAAAGCTGCAGGGACATTATCTCCAGAGTCACCGCGAACACACTTCAAGAACATCCAATAGTCAATGTCCTCTTGGTATTCCTTGTCACCAGGTTGGTTGCGAAGCTTCCCATTATCCGGGTTGATCAGCTTCACATTCGGTAGCTTCAACAGCTGAATGAAGTCACGGTCACCTGAGACTACAAGAATCTCATGATCATCGGCCGCATTCAACTGACAGTAAGCAGCGATCACATCATCCGCTTCCATCTTTGGTACCGTGAGGCAACAGATGGAAGTATGGTTGGTCATGATCTCCCGGAATGAGTCAACTAGCTGATAGAAATGCTTCATCTCAGGGTCAACGGTTCGGTTAGCTTTGTACTGACGACGGTAGTTGTTGTCATTGGTGTACTTCTTCCGCCAGTTGTCACCGCCTTCAAAGGCAAAGACAACGAAGTCGGGCTTGTACTTGACATACCACTTATTGATTGACTGGAGGGAGATATGCATGCACAACCCCACCAGGTCATCAATCGTTGCATCAGCACCGTATGGTGACTTATGCTTCTGAACCGCTGCTACTCGAAACAGGATGTTCGAGATATCGTATACTAGAGACCTCATTGATCAATGTTCCGTTTTCGTGTCGTTCCGCGTGTTTGGGCACGGCGGCGAATTGTTCGCTCGAGTCGACGCAGCGTCTCAGGGTCCATCGTATTAAGGACGCCTTCGATGTCCTCTTCAGAAGGTTCTGGCGGCTGAGGTTGACCATCGTTCATCTCTCCCATAATGGCATCCATCTGTGATTGGCGTGTCATCATGGACAGATAGTTTTCAACCATCTCCTCCTCAGTTTCACCAGGAATACCGCGCTCTTGCAGCAGCCGAATGAACGTATGGTTCCAATCAAGCCTCATGCGGATTCGACCTTCTTGGTCAATTCCCGCATGAATCACCTCCAGGCGCGGTTCTACACGCTCATGGTTGTAACGGTCAACCCATAGCTGAATTACTTCAGCATCATTTGCAGTTTGTACCAGCTCTTCAGGAAGCCGAGACCGCAGGTCCTTGACATACGCATGATTGTAGTCAAGGATTTGCAGGGACCCGACATCATCCTTACGTTCAACGGCCCACGGCTGTTGGGCACCGAAAAGGTACTTGTGCCAAATTGCCTTAAGCCATTGCATAGTAAAGCTCCTTCTTAGGATTGCGGAAGGGTGAAGAACTCGAAGTCACCAATGTTGATGAACAGCAGGCCGCCGTTACCCATGGACAGCTTGACGGTATCACCGTTCTTGGCGGCCTCACGCATCAGCACGAGCAAGGACTTGCTTGGATACTTGTTGCAGAAGCTTGTGCCAGCGGTACCAGCACCTACCCATGCTGCTTCATTCTCGAGTTCGAAGGAGACCACGTCCTTGTTGGAGTCAACCAGCTCAAAGGTTACGGTCTTACCATCCTTGGAAGCAATAGTGATCCCGTCAGTGCTCATCGAACCATCAGCTTGTGCCAGCAGCGGAATCAGCTTGCCTTCAACGGTCAGCTCCCACACTACCGGGTCGGAGAAGCCCTTCGGGATACCCTTGACTGCTTCAAGAGCGGCACAGCGGAACTGAGCCTTGGACTTACCACCCTTCAGGTCAAGGATGGCAATCTCATTGCCGTTGCCGGCAACGGTTGCTTCGATGGATACATCACCTTGTGCCTTGGCCAGGTTCAGGCGGGTGACCAGCTGTTTCAGGCGATTCAGCGCCACAGTCTTGCCGTCAAGATCAGGCACGTTCTTGTCAGTTACGATGCCGACCGTGCGCTTTTCATCGATGCCACGAATCTTGCCGTCACTGATGATGAGACGTTCAACACCGACTGTCAGTGCGGTGCGGACCAGCTTATCGAGGGCGACGATTGCGTCTTGATCAAGTTTCATATAGTAAAGCTCCTGTTATGAGGATTGAAGTTAAATTGTACCACTAGACGATGATAAGTGATATTTTTGACTCAGTCAAAGTCTAGCAGAGTCTTTGCAGCTTCCATACGCTGGGCTTCTTGCTCTGGCGTAAGTTGTTGCTTCTTAGAACCCGAGCTCTTCTTCGGTGCACCAACATCATCAATGTCTAGCAGTGAAGCAATCTTCAAAGATTGGAAGGTCGGGACTGACCAGTCGAGGGCATCAAAGATATTTTGCAGCTTTTGGTCAACAAGCTTCTGCTCCATGGCAGCCATGTCAACGTCAAAGTGCTTCTTGAACCACTCGGGCAAGGTCTCTGTTTCGGATGGGAAGGCAATGTTAGTAAAGCCGTACGGGTTCTCTTTCAACCACAGGATCTTGATCTTGCTACCTGAGATGATCTCAGGCTCATCCTGTATTCCCAGCTTTTCCAAGATGAAGTTGTAGTTGATAGTTGCACGTGCATTGGCAGGTATCGATACCTTACCACGGCCTACCTTTTCAAGATTTTCCCATTTGACTTGGTATTCCTCAAGCTCATTCACCGACACGATAGTCGAGAGGTCAAGCGGGTCGATGGTTTGATCACCTTCCAGCTTTAGGCTTGAGCGGAAGTTGATGATGACCTCATCAATCTCCTTCTTATCGCGCTTGTTGAGAATCATCATGACAACCTCCTTCAACATGGTACGAATTACTTCAGGTGTCGAGCTCAGCTTGATGTCAGAGCCCATTGTCTTCAACTCATCATCACCTTCCTTGACACGCTTGCCTTCCTTGTCAACCATGGCCATCATGTACTTTTTCTTGGCTTGCAGGATACCGGTACGGCATACCAGCTCTCGAGCTGCCCTGATCAGCTCATCAAAGCCCGGACCGCAGTTAAAGGCGGCACGCATAAATGGTGGGAAGCTGTTGTTGATAGCTTCAGCAACATAGTCTGCCATTAAGATGGCATCATCAGCGTTGTTGACCAAGCCGGACATGGTGAAGTAGCATGAGTCGGTATCACCATATAGCGGGCCCATACCAGGCACGGTATCAATAGTGTATTCATTTTCGATCTTGTGCTCAATAGTGCCGTTACGCTTGCGCTTGGTGATCTTGTGTACCTGCTTCTTCAGCTTCGGATAGTCATCCAAGCCGCACAACGTCTGTGATGCTGTGTTGATCATGTTGGTTGTGATCTGACGTCCAGTATAGGTAGTAGATGCACCAAGTCGAGGATCACCAAACCGCATGAAGGCATTCAGCAGAGCACCATAAGTGGAGTTCAGCAAGACCTTACGCACACCTTGCAGCATGTCATAGTAGTCATACAACCGATAAGCCTCAACAACCTCAGGATCATCCTTAGCCTTACCTTCCTTGATCAGCTGATCAGCAAGCTTACCGTACTTCTTCTTCTCATCCTGCAGCTGCTTCCGGCCTTTGAACCATGAAGACAGCACTGATGCAAGCAAGCCTTCACCTTTGCTTTGGTCAAGGATTGTGCCATAGCCAGACACGGCCCACTTTTGCGTGTTGCAGATGTCTACCAGCTCACCTGCAGTAAGCTCTACGGCTTCTGATTCACCTTCAAACAAGATCGGTACCATTGCATTTTGGTACTCAAGGTTGTCAGGGAAGATGCGAGCATAGTAGAATGAACGCCAACCATCTTCATGGTTCAACAGCTGACCGATGATCATCTCGGGTGAGAGGTTCAGCGAACGAATAGTGCTTGGGTACAGCGAGTTGATGTCACATGAGCCGATCCACTCGTAAAAGCCCGGCTTAGGTGTCACAACGATAGCACCTTCAACAGGTGGGCCTTCTTCACGGACCTGACGGTCAAACACAATCTTGCCCAGTTCATTATGGGCATAGTTGATGATGGCTGAGTCAATTAGCTGCACTGAACCGAACACGGCCTCAAAGTTGACGGTAGCCATGTGCACCATCTGGTTGGCCAATTCGATGTACTTAAACTTGTCGTCCAAACGCTTGACGATTGTGACGTCGTGTGTGTTGTAGGTCAGGAAGAGGATGAAGTCATTGTTGTACAGCTCCTCAAGGGTACCTGCATAATGAATCTTCGGCTCATTCAGCTCATCCATACCAATTGAGTTCAGCGAGTAGGACTGACGTGAGATAAGGTTGAACTTCTTGAACAAGCGCATGTAGTCCAAGTGGACTCGACTGTCAAGCACAATGATCGGGTCCTTGACCTTCCCACCTTTGAAACGTTCCTTTTCGGACCAGCGTGGTACAGGTCCACCTTCAAATCCAAGCCTACGCAACGCATGCTTACCGAACACCATTTCGATGCGCTTGCCGATATACGGCATGTCGTAAAACTCACTGTTCCAGCCAGAAAGCACATCGATTTCATGCAAGAGATCTAAGAAGAGCTCTAGCAATTCAGTTTCATTACGGCAGAGGATTACATGGCTGAGATTTTCAGGGAGCTGTGTGTTCCAGTCCCAGCTTTTAGGTGGGACCGCTAAGGTCACATACTTCTCGGTTTCCGAATAGAACAGTGTTAATGCATTGATCGGAGCATATGGGTTCTTCGGGCCAGCAAAGCCGAGTTCAGACTTGTAGTCAACCTCAATGTCAATGAAGCCGATGCGTAGAGTTGGGGGTTTTGCTTTGCTGTAGTTATCCATCAGCACGCGCTCAAGTGGGTCGAAGTCAGTCTCGAAGCGCTTGTGTGCAGGAACACTCATTACTACTTGTTCAAAGGACTGCTCATCCGTGCAGTCTACACGCTTAACACGTTTGCCTGTGATTGTTTCAAAGTCACCAAGGCGATCCTCTTGGTAGAAGTAGAACGGTTGATCATACTCCTTCTTTACACGAGAGCCGCTAGCTGAACGCTCCCATACCAAGACTTTACCCTTGCGACGGTCATTATACGCGCTAATAAACATTCGCTATTGTTTCCTCATGATGATAACCTTTTCATTCTATCATTAAAAAGGTTCCGTGTATATTTTACACGGGTCTTTGCTTTTAAGGTAAGCAGATGCTTACTTGGCTACTTGCGGAGCCAGGGCACGACCTTGTAGTAGGCAGCCGACGCGGTGTAGTAGGTGCCGTTGGTTTTGTCGAACGACATCCTGTCGTTCTTGTGCGGGTGACCAGGATCGAGAGCACGGTGTGGCTCATCTCATTGGTCATAGTGTTCGGTTCAGCACTGCGAGCACCTGTGCCACGCAGTCTTGTAGGCTGTGCTTGACGGTAAGGAGCCGCACCTCGGGGTTGGTATGGGATATCAGCTTCATGCCGCTTTCTTCCACCATGCGCGCACGGTGCGCGTACATGGCCTGGAATTTCCACTTGGTGTCGACGTGCAACAAGGGAAACGGCGGCGCTGGGTAGAAGGCTTTGCGGGCCATGTGCAGCATCACCGGGCTGTCCTTGCCGATGGAGTACATCATCACCGGGTTTCGGGTGGTGGCCACTGCCTCGCGGATGATCTCGATGAATTCGGCTTCCAGAGCGTTCATGGATGGGCTCATGGGTACCGACAGTAAACAGGGTTAATGTGTTCCGGTCCCGTAATTATTAGTCGTCCCCTGAAATTTTCATCCGAGCGCCGGTTGCAAGTGCATCATGCCTGGCCTAAGCGATATCGCACAGCCTTGGCCAGCCGCAACAGGTGCAAAAGAAGTGTCCGATACCCTTGTGGGAGAAAATCTGCGCCACCCGTGCATAACCACATAATCGATGCACGGGTGGGAGAGGCTTAGGGATCAGTCTTCGGTGGAAATGCCGATGCCGATGGCCAGGTCTTTGGCTTCTTCAAGCTTCTTGATCTTGGCATCGATAGAGCCTTGATCCAGGCGTTCACGTACCAGCTCACCCAGCATTGCAGACGGAATGCCGAGAGCTTGTTCAGCTTCACCCTTGATGTCTTTGATTGCTTCGCGCTCGGACTTGATCTTTTCTTCACAGAGGACAATTTCCTCAATGAAGCCAAGCAGTTGCTTCTTGGTAACATCATTGTTCAGGATGCCCTCGAGGCTGAATTCAGGCTTTTGTTTTGCTGCGTCTTGCGACATGTGATGCTCCTTATGGACTATGGTTTAACAATTTGGCCCGGTGTT